AAAACTACTAGTTTTCATATATTTATATTTTGTCTACAGTAAACCTCTTGAAATATATTCTTGCATATATTCATTTGCCTGAACTTCTGTAAGACCTGTTGGTATTAAAACTTCCATAAATAGAGCTAAAACTGCTGAATATGCACCTGTTTCTAAGTAATTTTTCTCAACTTGTACGTTTTCAAATATCATTAATGCTTTCCATCTCATGAATGCCTGTAAACCGTATCTATTTACTAAAACTACTTCTCTTTCTTTTTCTGTCATATTTAACAATTTTAAATCTTTATAAAAGATATCCACATTTTCAGCTTTTTCAGTTACTGTTTGCATTGCTCCAGCTTTTCCACTAAAGAAATCTCTTACTAATGTCATTCTCTTAATAAAATCTTCAAAATCTAATGTTTTTCCAATTTTGCAATAAATGCCTTTTATTTTCTCTAAGCTACTACTATATTTTTTCCATTCCTCTAAAAAAATATTTGTGTATAAACCATAATTTGCATTTGCTGAATTATAATATTGCATTTTTTCTTCATACAATCTATTTTTTACTGCTTTTGGGTTTAGTTCACCATATTTTATAATTTGCTTTACTACCACTTCGTTAATTTGTCTTTCGATTGTAACTACTGGTATATCAATCATAACTCTGTTTAAATTTCTAGGGTTTGGAATACTTGGTAAAGTAGTACTTGGTTTATATATTGTTCCATCATATTTAATATAACCTAAACCTCCTTTTTCTTTAGATGTCCATAGTACTTCTGGTTTCAAGGATCTGTTGTTGTATTCTTTATTTTTTTGATTTAATTTTGAAATCCAACTCCATGATTCCTCAATTACTTCATCCATAAATTCTGTTTTACGTGTTCTTACTTGTATTGTTTGTGTTGCTTCATATACTTGTTGAATCATCGCTCTGAATTCTCTTTTTTCTGAACCTTCTGGGTTACCAGCAACAAAGCTTGCAATTGCTCTATTTACATACCCAACACTTATTTGTAAATATGTTTCTGATTTGTTTTCACATCTTCTTAAAAATTCACTTGTGTTTACACCAATAATACATTTATTTAATTTTAACATTAAACCACTCATTACTGCCATTTCATTCCATAACTTTGCATATGTAATATTTACTACTGATAATCTACCATCATCACCTAGTACTTCTAGATTTGTTAACCATTTATCAATTTC